CCCCCGGGTAAGCTGGCAAACCGCCCATACGGAACGGTATTTCGTTGGTAAAGGCCAGATGAGTGGTAAGGAAGGGGGTCACGGACCTGGGGTCTAGGAACTGGACCCCTCCAGACGTAGGGGTACCACCTGTAGCCGTAGTTACCGGGGCATGCCCCAGGGAGAACTCCGTAGTGATAGGCGGAGCAGCCTCCCTAGTAGCGGACAGAGTTTGGACCACGGTCACCGACTCCGAGTCAATGATACGGCCCAGGGATTTATACTCGTAGGAGACGATGACCGTATCCCCTGTGCCCGGCAAATCAAACGTGGGGTCATTCAGAATCTCATCGTTTAGCTTGAACTGGTTATCTTCCAGACTAAGCAACGTGGACCCAAACTGAGTGTCAAAGGTAGGGTCCTGAATCTGGTAGCCCAGCGATCTAAGGTCGTAAGTATAGGTTGCCCCACCCTGGTACGCGATTGTAACCCCAGTCAGCTTAGTAACCGGATTCTTGTTAACCGTCAGTAGGCGTTTATCAAAAGTTTGGGGACTTTGTGCTGCTCCGGAGGTTAGTTGTTCGCCAGTGGCTATCAGCCGCTGCAGGGTAATCGGGTCAGTTGGGAAGCTAGCAAACGATATGGTTCCGGCAGTAGTCGCATTTTCTTCGGTGAGTCCGACCCGAATCACCTCAAACGCCCCTTCTTCATCGAGACGATCAAAAGGACCATAGCCCCGGATCTTACGCTCATTGGTGATCAAGAACTGCAAGTAGTTATCATTCTTGGCCTGCCCGATATCATGCCGTACCCTGAGTAAGGTATCGGACACCTGATTGAGAACCAACCGAACTATGGTTCCGCGATCTAGGTTATAGACGTTCTCCTTCAGCGCCCTCACCAAGTTGTCACGGATAGGCTGCGCTGGATCCTCGGCCCCCAGAATGTCCACGATATTCGTTCGTCCATCCTCAAACAGGAATGACGTACCGGTAGCATTCCGGAATCTAACCGTACTAGTAGACTGGAAGGTAACGCGATGACGAACGAATGGAGTCATCGGGCGAACACTGATTACCAGGATGTTGCCGCGAACCGAGACTACTAGGACCTCTGGGGCCGGAACACCCTCAACCGCAGAGGTAACCACCACATTGCCAGTGCCAATGTCCGGATGTAGATCGTCCGTGAAGCTTGCTTTGATAGTCCTGCTATCCGCTCCGTTGACTTTTATTACTCTGAGGTTAGCCATTATCGCTCTTCAATTACTACTTCGACTTCGTTTGCCTGCAGGTACTCATTCTTCTGAGCGCTAATACTCAACACTCTCCCTATTTCGCCACTCTCGTTGAACCTAGTAGAACGCACCCTGTCCACTCCCTGTACGGTGTAGGCTACGTTGATCAGGTCGGACTCATCCAGGGTCGTGCCCAAAGCCGAGGCATTAAGCGATGAGGTCAGTGCATCTCTGACGTTCTGAGCCACCAAGGCACTGGAGTTCTCGTAAGCTCCGGTGACCACAATGTACTGAGTGGTGTTGATCAGGATCGGTTCCGCTGACTTGGCCAGCACATCCGAGCCAATAGGACGTACATTCTCAACCGAGAAGGTGGCGTCATTGATCACGGTGTTGTTGTTGAATCGAATGGTAATACGCTCGTTAGCCTTGGGAGCGGTGTAGTCGTAGGTTACCGAGTACCGCGAGCCCTGGACCGGCTGGTTCTGGGCAGAGACAGTCAGAGTGGCGGTCTGAGAAGTACCGGAAGTGAACCCGCTAGAAATGGCTATGGTATCCACCAGGGCGAAAATCTTGTCGGTATACAAACTACCACTCTTGCTAAATGAAACGTTCTCACTATCACTAGTAGTGCCAATATAGAATGTCACTCTCATCCGCTCACCAAGCTCCGGAGCGTTGGTCTCATTATCAGCGGTGGAAGGTAGCTCAATCTCAGTAGCAGACAGATCGGTGTTAGTTACAGCCTCATTCTTGACGAAACTGTTGTTCCGAAGCTCATACCCCTTGATATCGTAAGTATGATTTACCGAAAGCACGTCCAACGAAGTTGTTGTGGTAACCTGCTCCGCACTGATCAGGCGAACTACACCTACATTGGAGGGAACCGATTGGTTGCTGGCAATAGCTAGAGCATCTTTGATCAGTGAGGCCAGGTTGTGCCTGAGCCCCGGTGTGGCCACGGTAAACACTCCCTCAAAAATTCCTTGGAAGGTAGTTCCAGAAACCGTAATAACACCAGTGGAAATAGAACCGGCTACAGATAGTTTCAGTCTTGTTGGTGCTTGCCTCAGGTTCTTTTCAATCACTCCCGGAGATAAGAATAGGTGAGTAGTTGGCTGTACTCCAACACTCGTGGCAGCAACAGTGTCAAATGCATTCCCATTCCGAACTGCCGGTAGAGAGGGGAGCAACGTAGACGGAAGCAGCTGTCGTACGTTAGCAATGTAATTGCACTCCACTACCGTACCAGAGCTTGCGCTGGTTGCTGTGGATAGGGTAATTAGGGTGGAGTCGAAACTGCCACTTACTCCGCTAACCGTGTACACATCATTGAAGTTGTACCGCGCCTCTACCACATCACCAAACTCGGCAATAGTATCGGTAGGCAGGAAGATGGTCAGCCCCGAGAAACTTCCGTCCTTTCGGCTGGTATCATACAGTTCCGCTCCATCTATTCTGGCCACACTAATGACGTTAGAAACAGCGGTGGTCACAATCACCGCCAGGCGATTGGATACCAAGGTTACCGTGCTGTTCTCAGACACAAATGTGTTGACGCTAATAACCGAGGTAATAGGATGAGTTACCGTAACAGTTTTCTGAGTACCAGAAGTTTGAATGGTAGACTCTTCGCGCCTTACTGCGTTAGAGTAGCCCCAGTCTACGCTGTCCGTTACGGTACGGGGATTGTCGCTGGTAACCCGGTTGTCAAAGTCAAAGCTCGGGTCATAACTGAACAACCAAGTGTAATCTACCTGGAGAGTATCGCTTACTGCTGGCAGAGTGTTGCCGGTGATGGTGATTCTTCCGGTGATATTGACACTACTATCTCCATCCGGATTCTGGCTTTTCACCACATAGCGCTCTCCGGTGGTCACATTGAACACTCTGGTAACGCTAGTCAGCGGCGGGTGCTGTAGCTGAATAGAGGACCGGTCAGAAGCACTGACCTGGCTGTTTTCGTTGACGATCTGAATGCTTTGGGTTGCAGCACCAATCTCGGTTACATCTGCAAAGGCCAGGGCATCTTGGCCATTGAAACTGCCTTTGGATGCTTCTTCCGTGAAGTCACTGATGCGATCAGAAATCCACCTGATGCGGTCAAAGCCCCAAGGGCTACCACCATAGTTTCCGGTGTCTGGTACCAGTTCATAGTTGCCCGCAATACGACCCAGACTATCGGTAGTTTTCACGGCAAGGTTGGAGCCGCTGGATGAGCCGATAACCTCGATGATATCGAAGACTGGCTGATTGGGGGTAGTGCCGGCCTCAAGGTTTTCTAGCCGGCGAGTGGTGACGGTCTTGTCATCGTCACCCTCAATCTGTCCCAGTACGAAGTCATTAGCAGGATTTGTTGGATCATTTTTGTTGCTTTGGTCACGGTAGATGAAGCTGTCCAAAATCTCGGTGAGCCGGTTTCCGAACACATAGATGTCAACCTTGCCGCCGGTACCTTCTGAGGTAATGGTGCGAGTTCCATCCTCGGCCACAAAGACCTGGGTACCATCGCGAGTCATCAGGTCATCACCCGGACCCACTACCAGGGCATCGATAACCTGGGGGTCAGCTAGCACTGCATTACGATAACCAAGTTCGGTACCAGTGTTAGCTCCGCTAAAAATGGCAAGGACCCGGTTCCTGAACTCCGAGTCTGTTTCCGATTTGGAACCACCGGAGAAAGGTGACGCATTGGTAACGTTTGACACTCCATCAATGTTGGTAGTGATCAGAGCGTAACGTGAGATGTTGCCCACAGTACCAGTCACTGTACAGGCAGCTGTAACCTCAACAGCGAATTCATCCGTGATACCAACGAAGTCCAAATCGGATTGGTATTTCGAGGCAGTAGCTCGGTATTCATTAGCGTTAGATACAGCCACTGTCGTGCTGGTGCTGACCTGGAAGGAGGCACCATTGTTGGCGTTGATGATATCCCCAGAATTAATCGGGATGTCCGCCTACAACGCATTGAAGGTGAGCAGGGCGATACCGGACGACTTGGAGCCCTGTTTACGGACGGCTCCTACGTTGGAAGACAGCTTGTCCAGATCGCTACCTACCGACAGGCGCATAGACTGAGCAGTCTTGATTCGAGCCAATTCCTCGTAGAGCCGTGCGGACTGGGTGGACGGACCATCTACCAAAAGGTCACGCGCTACTGTGCCAGGCTTGGTATCCATCAAGGGGATAGCCATGCGGTAGAAATCGATGGTACTGAGAACTAGGTCGTTTATAGTGCGTATTCTAACCATTCAACATCCCTAAAGAAACCGTTGCTTTATGCCTACACATTGCCGCTAATATACTAGACAATGCGTATTAGAGCCGGATGGAGAGTGGTATATCTACTTTGCTAAACGCCTTAGAAAGCACTGTCAAAACAATCGTGTAATAGCGGGGGTCAACGATGTTGCGATCAACAAACACCTTCTGTATCGCAGCAATCTGCTCCTGCGGAGTCACGACCTGATTCCTTCGCATCTGCTCTCGTTGCAGTGTCTGCAGTCTCTCCATCGCGGTTCGTAGCTGTTGGGTAGCCACCGATGAAACAAATCGTCTATCAAAGGCCCGGCCCAGCAGGCTCTTAGTGATTGGCGACCCATACCAGGGAAAGAAGGGATTGGCCCCGATCTGAGTACTGATAATCTTGACGATATCCTGTACCAGTTTCTCGGTATCTTCGACCTTCTGCAGATCCCCGTCCCTAGCGATCTTGAGATCACCGTCCATGATTTTCAGATCGAAAGACATTACCCACTCCTCGGAAGATCACCCCCTTGAGATTGAGTCCTATTACCTAACCTCAACTCAAATAGCCGATCAGCAAAACCTAAAATATCCACCACCTGTCTCTCAAACTCCTCCATAAGCGTACTGATGCTGGAGGCTTTGTCCTTGGAATTAAGAACAGTTCCTTTATTTTTGCGGGCCCTAACTTCAGCCGTCCTAAGCTCAGGGTTATTGTCATACATCCTATTGAAAGCATCATTGTCCAAAAAGCCGATCAGTACATTTATATCTATGGCCCACAATGCGGTGTATAGAGCTATGATATCTATCAGGCCGAGGCCGCTCACCTCACCAACAATCCACTCTACGACCTGTAAAGCCCGACTACCCTTACGTTCTAGCTCATCTCGCTGAGAGGTCACCTTCTTTATCTCGTTGGTAAACAATCTCTCGGTGTTCTGAAACTCGGAGATAGCAAAGTCACTGTACTTGAGAGTTTCATCTGTAGATATCTGAACCTGGCGCTTAGCATTTCGCTCTTTAACTCCTAGCTGCGTGAGACGCTGCTCTAGTTTGGAACGCTTCACTTTGACCTGGATGAAATTGGCAATTTCCGTTCCTCCCTCAGGGCCACTTTCGCTAGGCAGAGGAGTCCAGTTCAGGAAGTTAAATGCGGCTCCAAGATAGTCGATCTGTTTCACCAGAAGGTCTATCAGCTTTTTAAGCATCTTCACCAGCGAATCAATGGTCAGCAACTGCAGCGCACTAGCGCCTTCTACTATGCCTTTTACATCCTCTACCGACACATCGTTATCGTTCAACAACGCCTGAGCCAAGGTAAACAAGTCAACCGCATTAACTTTGGCTAATTCCACCGAACTGATGCGCTCATTATTCAGAGCCTGTACCGCCTGAATGGCCGAATCTTTATCCGACTGTTGCCGAAGCCTAAGTCGAAGAATAAACTCCAATCCTGGCCGGGGAAGATGTATGTTAGGTTCGTCAAACCTAGTAGCCTTCTTATCCTTCAAGAACGGCTGACAGATCATCCGCTCCCCAGGCTGCACCGTTCGCTCAATGGAGGAATCCACCGTCATCGGACGAAGCATATGCTGAGTATTATTGAAGAACTTGGTGATTTCACCAGAAGTTGTTTTGTATTCCCTCTCGATAAACTTTTGACGATTGTCGTTGGTGAAGAACTGCTTGTCCTCCTGATACCACTTCTTGTTCTCATCTATTAGGTTGAACCTTCTTTGGTCACTTGCCCGGGGAATGCCCACGGACAAGCCAAACACCGAGGAATCAACGCTAGGTGTCTTGAAAACACTGAGGTTTTTGCGAACCGAATTTTCCCGTAGTTGCTGCATTTGCCGAACTATTTTATCCACCTTAGCAGCCACCGCTTCGTTCTTTTTCTTGCTTCCCTGCCCACCTTCAGCATTGAACCCCGGATTGTAGTATTCATTTCCGGCTATTACTGGCAACCCTAAGATCCGGTAGAAAGCATGACACCGACTCTCCTGCAACTCACGCTTGGAGACTCCGCCCGTATTCAACTCCTCTTGCAGAGCAGTAACCCGCTCCTCACGATCCCCACTCATCGTTCTGGAGTCAGCGGAAATTTTCGGTGCAAAGTAACTGCGCTTGACGTCAATCGGACGAATGAACTTAGTTACCATGCTATCGATGTTGATATCGACGTTCTGAATATCGTCAATGGAAGCGTCTACTCGCTGCCTAGGAAGCGTTGCCATTATTCACCATCCCGGGCGACATCTCCCTCGTCACGACGTGCCTTCTGGTCGTCCACACCCACTGCGCTAAGCGGTACACCAACAAACTCGTAGGGCACTACACGCTCAATAATCTCAGTCGATACATCATTGTTGTCTCGGTTCAAAATGTCACTCAACACCTGCTCGTCAAACGATATGGTTAGTTCTCCAGTGCCTGGAATAGTACTGGTAAGCTCCGCTACAAACGCGTCATACCCATCGTGCGAGAAAGCTCCCAAATTACCCAGCGTCGGAGTACCACTCAGTTTATCAGCAAGATCCCCCTGCAAATCTGCTGGAATCCTGGAGGACAATAACACTCCGTTGGCATCACGAAGCTCAACCGACACCGAAATTGGCTGACTAATGAACTGTAGATCCGGGTCCAATGTAACAGTTGTTGCATACTGATTAGTACCAGCCGACAACGTGCTCACGTAAGAATCCTCGGTCTCCCCCCGTAGATTGTTCAAACATGCGAGAACCTCTGTCTCAAAAATGACCGTAGTCTCGGTAGAGACTTCCTTACGGTATTTCGCCAGAGCCGCATTCAAACAGCCCAATGTTCCGCTAGGCGGCGAAAGAGCACCGATGTTTGGTAGGTCTCCAATCTGCAAAGCAACCGGATCAATGCCGTAAGTGCTATTAAATACCGCCGACTCTAACGCCAGATCCGGAGCACACATGATTGTAATTAACACTTCCTTGATTAGCACGTTGTGGTTAATACGTAAAGTATACTGAATATCCCTGATGAAATACCCATCCTCACTACTTGTAATACCCGCCGAGGCATCATTGTGAATGAAAGTAGTTAACGTACCTTGCTGCGTCCCCAGTATAACCGGAGTAGTACCGTCCTCTTCAAAGACCTTTCCGCCCACTAAGCGTAACGTTCCAGTGTTATTGATGGAAATCTCCCGCTCATTGTCATACCGATCCACACCCATGTACGGCTCTTGCTGTACAATGACGTCCTTGATCTGGAACGTCTGAATTCCTGATGGACCAGAGTAGTCGTTATCAAACCCGTACGGGTCTACCACCATCGTCATGTCCACAGCATACGGAACGCGCTTCAACGCCATACCCGCTATGTAAGTCACCGGCTGTGGCCAGAAAGTAGTTTCTGGATCGTCTGGAACAATGATGTCCGAGAACGGATATTCCTTGGTGACATCTTCGTCATAGAACTGCCACCGTTCATCACGCAAAGTAAAGGAACCCAAAGTTGGTTCGTAACGACGATTGTGGTAAAGCAAAGTGCCATCCGTGCCGGGTATCTCACCATCCTGATGATCGCGAATAAAGTCCGGACAAACATCGTCGGTACAACAATCATTATCATCACCCTTACGGCCACTACCAGAAGCACAAACGCTGCGACCCGTAATGTCCATCAACGACTTGATGACCGTGAAGATGGCCTCGAACGCAATCAGGATAGCAAACAACTGTTCAATGAGACAGAGCAGGTAAGCAATCTTCAGAGTAGCATCTATCGTAGACTGAGAGTCATTGAACTGCCTCGCCTCATACATAATCTTGAGGTTCCTGATAATCTCTTCGATATACGCTAGGATAAGGTTAATGATGTATTCGATCAGGGCGAGCAGCAACAGCAACAACGCCAGGATCATAGCCAGCAAAGCCAGCCAGGGGAAAAGATTAAGGAAGTCAGGTAAGCAGCGTTTGAATAAACGCTTAATCGCACTGCGCAGTTTGAGTGGAGAGAGTAACGCACAAGCTAGGTCAATGATACACATGACCATATTAAGGAGCGCCTGTAGGAAACTGTACAGCGCGAGGTAGGGAGCAATCTGATTCAGTAACGTGGCAATTGCATCCCAGACATCCTTCATGAAGTTGTTAGGATTGGGCTTCAGGGTCGCGCCGGGAAGATGAGCCAGCAAACTCTCGATTAAAGCTATGATGTCTTCTGGTATACCCCCGGGTATCTTCAGGTCTGGAAACGGATCCCCAGGCACAGAGAACGGGATGCCCAAACCTGGAATACCAGTTGGCGGGACAATCGGTCCTAGATTTATGCTGTTGTCGGCAGGATCACACGGCATTTTTGTGCCTTAATTTCATCATAGGGTGGTCTTAGGTTTCTTCAGTAGAAGTCTTCCAGTACCAGTTTCATTAGCGTAGAACAGTATACTTTCCGCATCAAATGTCATTCTTCCATGAACTGACTTAAATCGCATTTCACCACCAGACACTATATCAATGCGCTGTGGTGAGAAAACAGTAAGTCCTGATGGATCAAACCTGAGGATATGCATCTGTTCACCAGTCATTATCCTCAGGTCAAACGTAGCGTCACGACTGGCATTGTTAGACGCATCCCACCTGGTATCATCCCCAGGAGCCGGACCACCTATCTGAAGAAATACATCCCCGTCCATGGTACCAGCATAACTAACATTGCGAATATCCCGGCCAATATTCGAAACTATACCACCAGCACAATCTAGCCACAAAGACTGCCGATCAGAAGTATTGGCCCCAATGCTCAGGGACAAAGACCCATCCAGTGAAATTGTACCGCTACGGCCTCCGGCGTCAGCTGAGTCACCAGTAAGATAAATCTCATCAGTTACTACTTCCGTTATTGCTGGGGCCATTCCTGGCTGGTTAAGAAGACTATCATCATAGTAAACAACCGGCTTAAGTACTTTATGCAGAAACAGTCCATTTACAATGTTATGATAGGTAGTTCCCAGTTCAATCTGTTTTTCGGAGATACGATCAGTAGGACCGCCCTTCCCCTTCTGTTCCTTATACTTGGTCGTTAAGGCCACGCCAGGCTGCCCAAAACCATCCACCATAATGTCCAAGTCATCATCGTTACGGATGAACTCGGTTGGGTCGGTACCTTCGTCAGCCGCCTTAACGCGCTGGTAGTTTTCATACCGCAATGGAACAGGAACCGTACCTGTCTCGCTAGAGGCAGGAACATTCAGCTTGAACTGGCCTTCCTTGTCGATATCTAGGAAGAACCGACTCCGAGACCTTCCATAGTCACCAGCATCATTTACATCGGAAATATGCCAGTCCCCTTCTTTCCGGGCATTCAACTCCCAGTGGTAGGCCACAGTCTTACGGGCCTGCGCCCTGAGCTTCGTAAAGGTTTCGGACAGGTTCCCTTCTGCCTTAGCCAGGGTAAGGTCGTCAGTTCTTCCACTGGGCAGGATTTGCCGGTTCAGGTCCAACAGATTTCCGTAGATATCTACCAGCGTTCCGGACACCGATTCTATCAAGAAGTTTGGTTCTTCTAAGCTAAGATTCAGCACGTCGGTGCGGCTTTCGCTGCGCTTGAAATCTAACGTTATAGCGGGAGTTTGATCGTTGTCATAGATGGAGACTTCTTCCCGGTCATTGGTGAACCCGAAGTCAGCATCAAACTCGTAGATGATTTCCCGCTTCTCTACGAACGGAGGGTTACGTGCCGCTACTTTGCCCGGTGTCATTTCCGGGTCTAGGCCGATGGAGGTCAGGCTCTGATCATACGACTGATCTTCCAGGGCCGATCCGGTGATGCCACGATTAGCATTCGGGACCAGGTCGCGCCGCACGATTCCAGTTATGGAGCGGTGTGCCGCTGTAAAGGAGAGGTTCTGCCGGAAGTTAGCGCTTAAGATGCTGTTATTGGGCTCGGCCTGAACATAGTAGTTCGGGTTTCCGATCTGGATCCCCTCCTCAGGATCGCAAAACATGCGAACATTATTCCGGACCTGAGTCAGCCACCGTCCGGGTTCCAGGGCAGCCATCCGATTGAGGATGAATCCTTGTCGGTCAAAGCTGTTGTGGTTGCCGAATACGTCGTCATTGGTTCCGTATCCAACCACTGCCCATTGACCACCTTGCCCCTGGGCACACCACACCGAAGACCCTAGCGCCGGGAAGCCGCCGGAAAACTCACCAGAAGGCCCGGTCCAAGATGACGGAATGGGCACCGTGTAATGACGGCTACTAGGCTTGGCGAGGGTCAGCTGTATCTCTATCGTACCGGCATCTATGTCGTAGCCTACAATGGTACCTTCTCGCACCTGGCCCATCTGGGGACCAATTGCATCGGGGCCGTCTGGTTGGTGATAGTTTATTCCCATTACAAAGTATCCGGATCCCAAATGTCACTGCCTAATTCCCTGCGCCTTTCTTCTTCTTCACGCTGCTTTTGAGCGTTGTCTTGATCTACTTTGTGCTGCTCCCACTCCTCTTCGTCAGACTGACTGGTCTCGTCTTCATCGGCCGGGTCCTTCGGTTCCTTGGCTTTCTTCTTCTCTTCCTTAACAATAGTTTCGAAGGTAACAAACACGTCAATAACATGTTTGGACAGAATACTATCCATATCCAAATTTGCCGTAACAACTTTCGCGGACTCCTGCTCTACCTCATCACCCTCTGGTTCTGTATCGCTCTGCGCAGCAGCTGTTCCGCCATACTGAACTTGCGACATCAGTCTAACCACCGACCAAGCAGCTCTCGACGGTGACTTGGTGGACGGCGGAGTGTTGGCATCTCCTACAATGTCTACTGGCTCTACATTGATCTGGCCTTTCGGAATCATGAATCCATCCTGATCGCCCAACGGCTCACCAGTTAGCTGCGCACTAAGTTCGGAGAATTTGACCGGATTGCTAAGAGCCTTCAGAATGTCGCCGGCTAGGATCCCCATATCAGCATTGTAATCATTGCGGCTTCCAATCTTATAGTACCGGAGTTCCAGGGTGGCCTTCACCCTACGCAAAGAAACCGGGTTCAGTAGACCGCTAGCAGCAAACATGACGTTCATTAGTAGCTTATGGTTCTTCTCTCCCCTCGGCCCTTTGAACAGATCGATCAGCTTCCCCTGTGCCGAATCCACGATGAACGAACCCAGAGACTGATCGCCCTCCTTGGAATTGAACCGCGCACTACGGTATTGCCCGGTGAATCCCTGGGCGTTATTCAGGATCTTTCCGATCACATCCAGAATGGTGGGGATGTACTCGCCCGGTGCGTGCCCATACTTAAGAGTCAGAGACGTGCTCAAGCTTCCATAGCTGAAGCTGTGAGATACCTCAGTGACATAGAACAGGAGATCGCGGTCCTCAATGTAAACCACATCTCCTGGTTGATAGAATTCATTGTACCCATGCACATCTACCGAGCCCTGGAGAATGTTCCTGCGGGCTTGGATCAGCTTGAACACTGCATAAGGAGCGCACTGAGCATCTGGGTCACTGAAGAATGGAGCGGAAATGGAATTGGTAGCGCGGAACCCATACATGTTCCAACTATCATAATCGACAGCATATGCACTGGTAACTGCGTTGCCCCCAGAACTGGTAGTCAAACCACCAGGAGGATCTACGAAGCCTTCTCCCAATAGTCCGTTCACTTGTACCAAAGTATACGGCGGAGCATTTTCCGTGATGTCGATCTTGGATATGCGAGATTCCTTGAGAACGAACCGACGACCCGAACCAGGCCCCAGGTCATCCAAATCCTCATCCTCAATCATATGCTGCAGCATCTGGGGAATGGCTTTGTCTGAATAACGATTCAGGCTCGGAGCCAATACGCTCTTGGCTCCATCATCAGTATCGTTAACCATCAATCCTTCTTCCAGGTTACGAATAGCATTGGTCAAGGAATAGGCTAGTTTCTGTCTTTCTGCTAACATCTGAGCTATCTTGTTAACTACATTCAGCACATCTATCTGACTAAAGGTCGCTCTATCCAGATACTTAAACCGTTTGTCCGATAATATATCTTTAACGCTTAGTGCGGGGCGACCAGTCTTGATAGATAGACGTTGACGAATCTTGTCCACAATCTTGTTGTTGCCTGGTGAGTAGGCCGTATCAAGGTCTGCCTTTTGAACTGCTCTTACCCGCATCGGGGAAGCAAAAAGTTTCCTGATACCTAGCGCCTTGGTTAGGTCACGCTTAAAACCTATACCACCTTCAGCCTTTTCATCAGCAGCAATACCGAAAACGTTAGACAGCTGCGCCTTGAGAGGATCCTTCTTGTCAGCCTCTAATAGATCGGGCTTGGACTGTAGAATGAATCTACGGAAAGGAGACTGGTCAGTTCCACCAATCTTTCCCGTCTTTGGATCGGAAAGAAAATCGAAATTACTGTCCCCAGTTTCCTGTCCTAAAAACTTACGGATACTAGCGTCTTGGTCCGAATCCAAAATTCCATCGGTCTGAACCGGCACGACCCCTAAAGCCAATGCATTTAGTCGGATCTGATCCTCAACGATTTCTATCCTATCGGTTAAACCACGAACCTGATTGAAGAACAATGACTCTAGAGAATCCGGGAATACCTTGACTCCCCTGATATCTCTGTCTCGGAACATCTTATGGAACACCGAGCTTGGCATCCGGTTGTACTGTGGGGGCCGAGCCTGAATATGTCCCTGGGTATCAGCGAAAATCTCCAGGTTCAGTATCTCAGCCGTGCTCTTAATCTGCTGATCAATCGTAGTATACTCAGAGTCAAACAGCTTCAAAGCTCCCTGAATGGCACGCTCAAACCCCTGAATGTCCATGTTCTGATCGTATTGGTCATCGACTATGAACATGTTAACATCGTCGTTGGCTTTAGTCTTCCACAGCCTACGCTGAGTCAGCGAACCAAGTTGCTTACGGAACTCTTCCCGGTCCCCTTCTCGTTGACCATCGGTAACATCGCTTGTGTTCCCGGTCAAACTGGGGTCGTAGGAGATGTCGTCACCAAAGATTTTAAGCGGAATTTTTTTATTAGTAAGGTTTTTCTGTACCTGTTTATTGAACGCTGTTTGCTCCAGTCCAATCTCGTCATCAAGCTCATCTATCTGCACCTTGAGGGTAATAGACTCGGCAGTTCCGAGATTAGCGTTCAGGTCAGAAGGGATGTATGTTCCGTTCGCATTTTTTGCATAGGCCGTTGGATCGGAAGAAAACCCGGCAATTTGCAGGGCCAGCTGGTCCATTAACTTGGCCCGTTTTCTGAGCAACGATGCAATCTTCTGGTTACGAGTCAACAAATCACCCTCGCCCCTACGGATAAAGGCGTTCATAGATTCGTTGATGGTCAGCTTTTTGAATGGAACAAACCCGCCCCACACGGCGTTTCTCTTGCTCAAGTCGTTGGTAATGGACTCGATGTAAGTGACCGCTGCTTCCTCTCCTTCCTCTGGGTCAGCAGAAGCCAGAGAGTTTGCGTTGGCCATAGCTGACTTGAGGAAGGTATTGTAGTTGTACGGCTCCCCTGTGATAAGCAGAGACAGCACGTTCATGACGTCCTGCCCGGCAAACGGGTTTTTAGTCAGCAACGGAGCCCGTTCCTCAGTGATGGAGCTTTGGACGACGGCTCGTTCGGTCTTAGTGAGTGACTGTATACCCTGTTTCCAGCGATACACCATCCCATCAGCCTCGGACATAACGCGCCGGAAATTGTTGAAACCACGCCCAGTCCCAGGGATAGCCTCCTGATCGTTAGAAGCATGTAACTTTTCATCCACCGGATCGCCAGAGTGCCGGCGGCTATTGAACCGTGCTGCTTTAGTGCGTAGTAACTGCTGGTTCTCGGGCAGCAACGGCGGGAAACCCTCCAGGTTAATGTCGGTAACAGGAACGCCAGTAGCTGCATCAAAACTCACATCAAATGGCGTCAACGGATCGTACAGCGCAGCATTCCACACATCCAAAGCAGGTTTCAGGTTGATCTGGCTCTTGTTGAAATACCCAGCATTGTCTTCACAGCCAACGCTCAACGTGTATTTACCATCAGAGTTGGAGTGGGACGCGCTTTGCACCAGTCCTACGAAGATAGAAGTACCGGCGCTTTGTCGGGTGAAATCATTTCGGAACATCCGCCATAGCCATAGCGGAAAATCCGGACCGGCAATGAAGTTCTTCTCCAGTTCGTCAGGGCTGTTATTCATGCCCGACAAATCAGCCAAGGTGGCGTTCAAGTTCCGCACAATCTCATCGAACTTCTGTCCGATTTGCAGGCCACCAAAACCGTTGCTGTTATGCAGGCTCTGGGATATCTTCAGGTCTTCGATGGTCCTGGTGGTCATGAAGACATTGATGACATCCATGGGCTGAATGAGATTCTTGCCCTGAAAGTGCAGCCGCATTTTGTTACGGGTATAGTTGGTCGATTGCTTCCAGTCTCTAATCTGGGACTGCGTGGTGTTGTTGAAATTCATTAACGTATGAATCGATTGGATAATGCTCCGGAATAAACTGGCCTCACTGGGTGACAGTTTCTGGTCGGTACCATCTCCTATCCAAACCGGATCAATTTCAACCCCGGGGTCTGCTTCCCGATCATCAAATGCTTTGCCTATCGCTCCGATAAGTTCCAACCCGGCAACGCCAGCATTGTAATTGAAGATAACCTCTTGGCCACTGGCTTCCGAAATGGCACGAACCTTCTTAGAGAACAACGACTGAGGGGAAACGGAGAATCTAATCTGTCCTACTCCACGTAGAGCACGCTCTATAGACAGGTCATTCTTCAGCTGATCGATAAGGTTCTGAGTCTCAATCGTGGTGAATCTACCAAACGGACTGTTCTTGAAGAAGTTGGTGGAGTCAGTAATAGCTTGGTCGATATCCTGTTCGGTTATGACCATGAGCTTGTACGGATCTTCTATGCTCAGGTTACAGGACCCGCTAGCAAACTCAGTAGATACCTTGGTGTTGACCGAAGTTACCAGGGTAAGCTCAAAAGTACCGGGCCCTTCTCCTAGTTGCCCGGCAAACACCGAGTCAAACCCGCTAGTAGTCCATGACGTAACATCATTAGTATCGGAGTAGGAAATGGCTTTGTTCAGCTTATCCATCGCCCCACGGACGTCAGAGTTGAATATGCTGCCCAGCCCCAAAGAATCGAAAATGCTCACGGACGACAACAACATCGGGGTGAGCCAGGTGTTGAACTGCCCAGCCTCTTTGGTTACCTGCTCGATTTTAGACAAACGCTCATACGCAGCAATCAAACGACATTTGTTCTGAATGAGCTTCTTGGTTGAATGGATAAACAGACGCTCTTTTTCTTCCAGCAAATCTAGGCGTGTCATCTCAATCAGAGAAGAGAACATACGCTTCTTGACTACGACTGTTACATCCGGCTGTTGCCAGTAAATTTCCCGGAGCCGAGGACGAATGTTTCGGATAAAGCCGTCCTCTGTGTAGGTACGTTCAGCAGACTGGTCGATTTTGTTGGCATAGTCCCCAAGGCGTCCGAAGTTAACCACACGCCCAGAGTCGTCCATGGTGTCCAACGAGGTAACGCTATTTTCTCCGAAACCAAACTGTTCGTTTACAACAGTTCCCAAGTCTGTCAAAAAGCTCATGTATGCCTTACCTTAGAAGTCTAGCGTTCCTGTTCCACCGGTTGGAGGATTGTACTTATCCATATCCAATACCGGCTGGTCACTTTGCAGCTGTTTATCGACATTACCACCCGTGGGAGGATCAGTACTTCCATTCGGAACTATCATTTCATCAGCCAAAGAACCAAAGCTGTACGGAATTCCTTCATGAGGATCACTATTGCTCGGACCATCAGTTGGACTGCGGTGCCAAGCGAAGAAGTTGGTCCGGAGACCACGGCGCTGTGTGACGGTAAAGTTCATGCTGTAATCGAACAAACCAATCCGATCTGCCTTCTCCTCTACGCGCATGTCATTGAAGTAGCCGCGGAACACCCATCCGCTCCAGTACATCTCCACCGAAAAAGCCAAACTAGCCAGAGTAGGCTTAGGGCGGCTCACATTGGCAGAGCCGGTCTCGATGACATTACTAACGGTATCAAAGAAGCGATCCTGTGCGCTATTGAGTGAATTACTGCCACCAACCAAAATGTTACCCAGGATACCACCCCCAGCCAATGCCTGGTCAAGATCATTCTGCAGTTCCTTAGCCTCCTGAGCGGCCTCTACTGCTAGAGCAAAGGTATCGAAGTTAACCTGCTCATTTCGATAGATGTCGTTCAATACGTTGATACCTTCCACGCCAGAACTTCCTGTGGTGCCATTAATGGCGAGAGTTCCAAGCTCTTCGCCCCAATACTGTAAGATATACCCACCTTTAGTACGGACGTTGGAGATGTGCTTTTTATCAGAGTATGTGATATTTTGTGGGTTAATATACATCTCCACGATGCCCGTTTCTGGCAGGAACCAACGGACGAGGTTTCGGGTCATCCGTCCATCTCTCCCGGAGAGAAGGCGGCTCTGTCTGGTACCGGTACCGGATTTACTGGGGATGGGCGGAGCACCAATCCCCGGAAATTCCAGCCCTACACCTTGCACGGCGCGAGCAGCAATCTCGTAAGGGCCTGTATTAGTTGCGCCATCTATCTTGGGAAGTTTCCAAGCCATACAGATATGCGCCGCTATTAGAAGTTATCCACTGGCGAAGTTGGCGCCCTTTTGCTTAGCATGTGCTTCAGCTATCCTACCGATTCCTTCAGCATCAATGGTCACAGTAAAGGTAGTGTCCGGCGCCAGAGTAACCACACTTCCCTCGGCTAAAGAGACCATAGGCGGTCCTTTTTCACCGCCTGGTGCCTGAGGTTTCGTCAAGTGTTCTTCGAAATTGAACCCAGGAAACTCAGCTTCTTCAGGAACCTCAGGAGCCCCGGGCGTTCCAGGTGTTATGTGCATCATCCCTGGAGGTGGACGCTGATATGACGGACTCATTGGAGAGGTTAATTGAGTAAGGGTAAGTCCACCAGGCACGGTACCTCCTCCGGGAAACGGAGGTGCAGCACCCGGAGGAGCACCCGGCACCCCTTCTCCTGGGTAAGGAGCACGCTCGGCAGCCGCGCCGGACAGTGCTTTGCTCATTTTTCCTTCGGGGTCCTCACCCTTCTTCTTTGC